GACTCGCCGCGCGGGTAGCGAACGACCCAGTGCGCCCCGGCTATCTTGCGGTCATACCGAGCCGCGCCTTTGTTCGCATCGGCCCAATCGTTCCACGGCTCGCGTACATTCTCCAATAGCGGCGTACCGTACCAGTCGGTCCCCTCGACGCGGAAGGGAATCAGCAGGCAGCTCTCCACAGGCAGCACGACGTTTTTCTGCTTCAGCCCGTCAAAAGCCCCGGTCTTCGTAACGAGAATCTCGGTCAAGTCCTGCAACAGCGGCTTGAGTTTATGAAGCCGCCACAGGCCGCCGCTGTATTCAAAGACCTTCTCAAAAGGCTGATGGCCGAAGTCGATCCCGCCGAGCAGAGCCGTCTCGACGATGAATTCCCGGACGGCAATGAACTGCTCTTGCAGGAAATCGACCACGCCATCGGGCACGCCGGCGTCCGCCTCTACCGACCACTCGGCCGCGACGATCGGCGCGATGGAAAGCGCCCGGGCCAGGGCGATGGTCGGGTGCCTCCGCATCTTGCGATAGGTGTCATAGGTGGCCGGCAGCCGGCGTATACCGGCAAAAGCCGAGCCGCCCCAGCTCGTCACGACCTGACGGCCGGTCCGCTCGCCGGTGGAAGGTGGAGTTGACGACGCAAAGAGCCAGTCCAAGAGTCCCATCAAACCGCCCTCCGTAGAATGACTCGGTTTTCGCCAGCCGGCACGTCCAGGCTTAGCGGGAAGAGCCGCCAGACCACGTAACCCATCGCGTCCGTGATGTGGCCCACGTCGCCCGTGTCGGCCGGGTCGCGGCTGCCCGGCTTGTAGCCCCGGACTTCTAGGTCGCGGATCAAGTGCCGGCAGTTGGGATCGACGAACATCCGGCGGTTGCCCGCCGCGTTCTGAAACATCGCATTGCAGGAAGCAAATCGATTGGGCAGCCGCGGGTTGTCGTCTGGAAAATGAATCGTTCGGCCGCGGCCCGTAAACCGCTGGTCGTTGGCAATCAGCAAGTAATCCGACACCGAGGCCGAGGTCTTGCGGGCGCGGCCGCTGGCGTCGCCGAAGAACTGGAAGCCGCCGGTGTGCGAGGCGTACCGCTCCCACAGGACGTTCAGGGCCGCTTGCGTGTTGCAGTTGCGAATGAACAGCTCGTCAAACCATTCGAGCCGGTCGGGGTAGGCGTGACCGATCACCCAGGCCATCGGGTCCACGTTGAAATCGCAGCCGATGGAGAGGGCGTGGTTAGCGTGGTACGGGCACGGCCGGATGTTGTACTCGCGGCTGAAGGCGTGGAAGATTTGACCGGAGACGGTTTCCCATGCGGCCTCGTACTGCTCGCGGAAGTCGCGGGGGTCCAGCGTCTCGCGGGCGTGCTGCACCTCTTCCGACAGTAGGATGTCGGCCGAAGGCCACGAGAACGCCGCGCCGTTGGGATACTCGCCGGCCTCGCACGACTCGCAAAACTCGCGGAACTCCGGCGCCCCGAGTCCGCTTCGTTTGGGCACGCCAATCCGCCAACACCAGCCGAGCCGGTCGGCCAGTGTGGGGCGAACACTACGGGCAAATGTGCCCGGGTGGAGGTCGCATGATTCATCCAGTACGCACCCATCCCAGGCGGTCCCCTCGACCCGTCGCGGCTGGTCGAGTCCCAGCACCCAGAGTGTAGCGTGGTGCCCCGGGAACCCGCAGCGAATCCACAGCTTGCCGTAGGAGACGTTTCGCCCCAGCTTGCCGCCGGGAACCCAGTGATCGGGCACCAGGTCGAGCAAGTCCTGCCAGGCAATGTGTTTGGCCTGGTCGTGCGTGGGGCCGCCAAAAAAATACTGGGTCTCGGGCACACCTCGGTAGACCGGCATCGACATAACGAGCCGCCGCTTCGCCAACTCCGTCTTGCCAGATCGTCGCCCGGCCGAGACCGCAACGAAGCGATCGCGGCACGTCGCCAGCCGCCATTGAGCCAGGTGCGGGCGCATCGGCGTCCAGCGAGGCGTGGGGCCGCCTGCGGCGGGCTTCGGGTTGGTGGCAGTTGCGTTCATTGGTCAGTGGCCGCGGCCTTCTCTTCCAACCTCACAAGCCGCTGGTTAATCTCGTCCAGACGTTGGACGATGGCGTCCAGCTCCGACTTGTGCTGTGTCTGACCCGCCTGCATGTGATTCAGCAGTTGCTTCTGAAAGACGCCAAACTGTTGCGACGTGTTCGCGCCCATTAGTCGTTGACCACCATCGGGGCCGTCGTGCCCTTGTGCGTCTCGGCCACGTTCAGCCGGACCACCCCAGACAGGATCTCACGTAACGTTTTCTCGGCCTGCTCAGTATGCCACCGCAGCCGGTGAACGGGGTAGCCCGTGTCGGGCGAGAAGTCCTGCACGCCGCGGGATTCGTACAGCCACACGCCGGCGAGCTGCGCAGCCAGGTTGACCAGCGTTGGCGGGTCGCCGGTGACAGGAAGCGAGTACGGGCCGCTGCGCAGCCGATCGTCGATGCGGGCCGAGGCGACGGCAATCGCCCGGTCGATTCGGGCCTCGATGGCTTCGGAGTCCTGGTCGTTGTCCAGGTCGGCCCACTTCGTGACATTGGCCTTGCCAAAGAGGGCTTCAAGATCGCTCCGGGTACAGTAAGCGCTCACTGGTCAGTCTCCTTGCCGGGCTGTTCGCCGGCGTCCTCGCTCGCGTGTCCGTTGCCGCCGTGGCCGTTGCCGTTCCCACCGCCCCCCGCTTCGTGTTCGTGGATGATCCGGGCCCGTACCGCCGCCTCGATCACCTCGGCCGGCGGCTGGATCATGCCGGCCATGGCCGCCACGTCGCCGGCAATCTGTTGCACGTCTACTGCCGTCTGTTGCGTCACTTGCAGCACGTTGCGGTACTTCTCCGGGCAGTTGGCCTCCAAGAGCGACTTTACCGCCGGCCAGTATTCCTCGGTTGCCTGTTCGCCCGTCTCGGGGTCGATGATCGGCTCGCCTTTGTAGTACAGCTTCCGTCCAACCTTGGCTAATCTCCACGCCGTTGACTCCAGTACATGGGTCGCCAGCCGGGCGTCGGCGCGGGCCACCTCGTGTGCGGCTTCTCTCGCCACCTCGAACCGCTGCTTGTACGTCGGATCGTTGCGCAGCCATTCGTAGTGTCGGGCGTGGTGGATGCGCGACTTCCGCGTGGCCTCCCGCAGTCGCCCGCCCGACTTCACAAAGGCCCGCAAGAACCGCTTCTGTTCGGCGGCAAGTCGCCTCGCTCGCTTCTCTTCCGGCGTCCGCCGCCGCTTCGGCTTCTGGCCGCTGATGATCCGGGCGAAGTCGTCGGCCAGCTCTTGGGCGTCTTCCGACACCGGCGGTGGCTCGGGGATCGGCCGCGGCTTCGGCGGGTAGGGCGAATCCGGGGGCACACCGGCGGCCGTCGCGGCGTCCTGCTGCTCTTGCAGTCTGGCGGCAGTCTCCAGCAGCTTCGTGAGCCGTGCGGCAACTTTCGATATGTCTTTCGGTGTAGCCATTCATCCGTCGCGAACCTTCAGAAGACAGAGAGTAGGGGCGATAGTCCGGCGTCCTTTGCCCGCTGGAGGATCACGGCCACGTACTTGGGCTCGATCTCCATGCCGAAGCAGCGGCGTCCGAGCTGCTCGGCGGCGATCAGCGTGGTGCCGGAGCCGAGGAAGGGGTCGTAAACTACAGCCCCCTCCACGAGACACGAGCCCAAAACGTCCCCCCAGAATTCCAAAGGCTTAGGACATGGATGTCCGAATCGGGGCGGCCCGCCATTATAGTGAAAGACATCCGTATGCCGGGTCCTCGGCCACGCCTCGCCATAAAAGCAAATGGGCTCCCAGCCGCTCCACTTGGCAACGCTACAGCGTCCAGTGCCCGCCTCTCCTTTGTCCCAACATCCAACGTTGCATTCAGAAAACAGTCGCAACCACATTGTGAGGTTGCATTTTCCGGGAGTTACGGTCTGCCTCTCGCTTGCCGAGGTCGCCAGCTCAAACCAAGCCGCTGTCCAGTCCTCATAATCACGTTGCTTCTGCTTGTCGTCCACGTCGTCCCCGTAGTCGAATCCGACGTTGTACGGTGGATCAGTGAAACACAGCCCAGCCTTTACCCCGCCCATCAGTCGCCCCACATCCTCCGCCTTGGTCGAGTCCCCACACAGCACCCGATGCACGCCCGCCTTGCCGGGGATCTCCCACACCTGGCCCAACTCGGTCCCCCATTCTTTCTGCAACTCGGCCGCGCGGTCCAACTGCGGGCCGGCGTCTTCTGCCCCGCCGCCTAGCCCGGCGACGGTGACCTCTGCCGCCAATTCGCTCAGCAACTTCCCCAACGCCTCGCTTTCCGTCTCGATCTCGGCCAGCAGCTTTCCGAGCGCATCCGGGTCCGGTTCGGCCATCTTCCCCAGCGGATCAAATGTCGCCAGCAGCTTCGCCGCCTCGGCGTCGTCTACGTCTAGCACCAGCACGGGCAACTCAGCGTCTGGTGCGATTTCGGCCCGCAGGTGCCCGTCAATGAGCATCAGCCCGGCTGGCGTCTCGCGAGCCAACGCGGCCCCTGCGAAGCCGACCTCCGCGAGCACGGCCCGCATGGCGTCCCGCTGTGCCTGCGGGTGCCGCCGCCAGTTGCGCGGATTCGGCAGCAGGTCGCGGCCTTTGACGCGGCGGAAGTCCTTGATGCGGTCGCGGATTGTCATGCTGCCCTACTTGATCCAGATTCCCGCCAAGGCCGAGAGCACACTGGCTACCACAACCAGCACCAACCCGATACCGACCACCTTGGCGTTCCACCGCTCGATAGCCGCGATCCTGCTATCCGTCGCAGA